CGTCGCGCGGCGCAGATGTGCGAGACGCGACTGATGGTCATCCTGAAGCAGGAAGTGAACTACGAAATCCAGAAGGCGATTGGAGGAGTCCGGCGTGCCCGATAACCTGAAAACGCTGCACGACGCGATGATCGCGGGCCTGCGCGCGGCGCTGCCCGATATCTCACCGATCGACGCCTATCCGCGCATCGGCCGGAAGATTCCGACGCCGAGCATTGCGCTCGAGATGTCGGAAATGGAACCGGGACACGATCCCGGCACCGGTCAGACGTCGCTGATCGGGCGCTTTCAGGCGCGGGCGATTTTCGATCCGCTTGGGCCACACGCGGATCTCGCGGTGCGCGAGCTGGCCGCGCGAATCGCGTGCGCCGTGCACGCGCAGACGTGGGGTGTGCCGGTGACACCGGCGAGGCTGGTGCAGATCGGCGACGATCCGTTCAAACCCGAGCTCGACGCGTATCTCGTCTGGCTCGTCGAGTGGACGCATGAGTTTGACCTGGGCGACGCAGCGGCGCCGTTCCCGCCTGCCGGTTCGGCTGTGCTGTGGGGCGTTGATCCGGACACGGGCACCGCGCCGGGCGCAGAGTACCTGGATCCGGCACAGGACCTGTCCGAAGGATAGCCACATGAGCGACTACGAGATCGGCGAGATCGATCGCCTGATCGCGAGCATCGTGCAGGCGGGCTATATCGATGACGTCCAGTACGACCCGCCGCGCTGCCGGGTGCGCAACGGCGAGTGGGTCAGTGCGCTGTTGCCGTGGAAGACGTTTGCCGCTGGCCGGGTCAGGACGTGGTGTCCGCCGTCTGTTGGTGAGCAGGCCGTCGTCCTGGCACCGTCGGGCACACTTGCCGGCGCGTTCGTGCTGGCCGGCTTCTATAGCGACACGCACGGTGGGGCCAATGGCAATGCCGGGAACCTGACTGCGACCGACTGGCCGGACGGTGCGCACGAGCATTACGACCACGATGCGCACGAATATGTGCTGTCGATTCCCGCCGGTGGCCGGATCGTTTTCCGCATCGGTGACACGCAGATGGAACTGACGGCGGACGGCATCACGCAGATCGCGCCGAAGCTGCTCGTCGATGCGCCGGATTCGACGTTCACGGGCAACAGCACGACACGGAAGCGGCTGACGTTCCAGGGCGGCATGACCGGCAGCAATTCGGCGGGCGGTCCTGCATCCGAGATCGACGGCGACGCGAATTACACAGGCACCGTGACATCGAGGGGCGTTTCGCTGCCGGATCACAAGCATATGAGTAACGGTGCCGGGGCGCCGACTGATCCGCCTGTCTGACTACTGCAAAGCTACTTTGCTCCTGTTTTTTTGAGGCCCATACACGTGCTGTTCAACCCATGACGGAAGGACTATTTCAAGGTCGCGCGTGGAGGGGCAAAGTCTGATCACGTGCCTGATCGGCCGCAGTCTTTTGTGATTCGCCGCTGACGGCTGTTTGCGGATGCTGCCACGGCCTGGGCACGGCGGCTGTCCGACACATGTTGATGGCGGAGCCTTGAATCCCGTTTAACAGGAGAGAAAAAATGGGCCTGGAAGATACCGTTGTACGTTCAATCATCAGCCACACTCCTCAGGGAGTCACGCTGGCTCTCGACAACAATCAATGCCTGTATTACCAGGGCGACGGGGCTGCGGCGACCTATGTGAGCAGGGTGCAGCAGCAAACCGCAAGGCTTTTCCTCAAGGCATCGGATCAGACTCAGGGTGCCGCGCGGGATATCACATCGCCTGTCGACTCGCATGGAAGTCCCGCCGTCTATTACGTTTTTCCCGTCACCTGGCTACCCGGACTTCTGCAGTGGCATTTCAACGCCAACAAGCATCTGGAAGCACCGCCGGCGCATCCCTGGACCGGCATCGATGGGCAGCCCGGATAGACGGAGCTCACCTCCGGGCGGATCTTGCCGTCGAACCCAAGTCAGTTTTCCCAGCCTCGCTTTTGCGGGGCTTTTTTATTGGAGTCCCGAAATGCCGAAAGGTAACGATACCCCGATGTCAGTCGTGCATCCCGCGTCGGCGCTCGCTGCGGATACCGTGTCCGTCACTTTCCGCGATAAGGCGTTCAGGTCGCGCACGCTGGTGTTTGCCGACGGTAGCACGCTCGCCGTCGAGAGGAGCACGGTGACCGCTACCGACGAGGAACAGATCGCGCTGCTCCAGCGCCATCCCGATTTCGAACGCGTCGCGGGCGGAGCCTGACGATGGGCGCGGGTACGGCGCTGGTCGGCATGGACCGGCAGACGGGCAAACCGGTCACCGGTATCGCGCACCTGAAGCAGAGCATCGGCGACATTCTCTCGACGCGCAAGGGCACGCGGCGCGAGCGGCCCGAGTACGGCTCGGACATTCCCCGCATGGTCGATCTGCCGGTCTCGCGCGGCTGGATTTCTTCGGCGCAGGCGGAAGCGGCCCGCGCGATCGGGCGATGGGAGCCGCGCATCAGGGTCTCCCGCGTCACGGTCGCATCGATCGTTGACGGCCAGGTGACGTTCCGCATCCAGGGCGTCTACGAAGGCGACGACGCAGTTTTCGAGGTGAGCACATGACAACCATTGATCTGAGTGCGATCGATCCGCCGGATCTGGTCGACACGCTCGACTTCGAGGATATCTATCAGGAGAAGCTCGAGCACTTTAAAAGCATTTACCCCGACTGGAGCGCGGCGCTCGAGTCGGACCCCGTCGTGAAGCTGATCGAGCTTGCGGCCTACCGCGAGGTGCGGTTTCGTGCGCGGGTGAACGACGCCGCGCGGGCCGTGATGCTGGCGTTCTCGACGGGCGCCGATCTTGAACACCTGGCGGCGCTCCTCGACATCGAACGCGCGACCATCGATCCTGGTGACGCGGATGCGAATCCGCCAGTTGAGCCGACGCTCGAAGGCGACGACCGGCTGAAGCTGCGCACGCAGATGTCGATCGAGCGCTCGACTGTGGCCGGTCCGTCCGGCAGTTACGTCGCGCTGGCCATGAATGCCTCCGCCGACGTGCTGGACGTCAAGGTGGATCGTCCCGAGGCGGGCGTCGTGCGCCTGACGCTGCTCTCGGCGGTAGGCGATGGCGTGCCCGACGAGGCGTTGATCGACACCGTGACCGCAGCGGTCTCGCCCGAGGACGTCAGGCCGCTGAACGACGAGGTGCTGGTGACAGCCGGCGAGCGCGTCGACTTCGCCGTCGAGGCGGACGTCCATGTCGGCAGCGGTCCGGGCGGTGAGGCCGTTTTCGAAGCGCGTCGCGCTGCACTCGGGAAGGCGATCGCCAGTGCCCGCAGGCTGGGCGCCGGCATGTCGCTCTCCGCGATCTACGGTGCGCTGCATCCGCCCGATTCCGGCGTGATCGATGTCGATCTGCGATCGCCGTCCGCGCACGTTATCTGTACGCCGCGGCAGTTCGCCAACTGCACGTCGATCGTGCTCAACATGAAGGTGGACGATGCGTGATGCACTTTTACCGGCCAACCAGACCCCGCTTGAGACCGCACTGGCGATCGTCATGGCGCCGCGCGTCGATCCGGAAATCCTGCGCACGCTGTGGGATGCGGACCGGTGTCCGGCCGGCTGGCTGCCGTGGCTCGCGTGGGCGCTTGCGGTCGATGGATGGGAACTGGCCGAATCCGAAGACGCGAAGCGGGCGCTGATCAAGGGCTCGCTCGCACTACACCGCAGGAAGGGCACGCCGTGGGCGGTGCGCGAAGTGATCCGCAGGCTCGGCTTCGGCGAGGTCGAGCTGGTCGAAGGGCGACTCGCGCGGCGCCGTGACGGGTCGATCACGCGCAACGGCGACCACGTGCACGGACGCGCGAACGCGTGGGCCGAATACATCGTGAAGCTTCAGCAGCCGGTCACGCGCGACCAGGCGGACCGGCTGAAGGCCGTGCTCGGGCGCTACGCACCCGCGCGCAGTCTGCTCGCGGTACTCGACTACACGGCCGTGCCAATCCGCCATAACGGCGTTGCCATGCGCAATGGACAATACAACAGAGGGAGTGTCGCCTGATGGCAGACCTTGTGGAAATCGCCCAGTGGGAAGAGGGCGTCTATCAGCTGGAAACGTCGGACCCCGTCATGGGCGGCCCGGACGGAGTCGACAACCGGCAGGCAAAGCAGCTTGCGAACCGTACGCGCTATCTGAGGGCGCAGCAGGAGGCACACGCGGGTGCAGAGAACCCGCACCCGCAATACGCGACGCTCGTCGCCATGCAGGCCGCGATCGCGGCGCTCGTGAATTCGTCGCCGGCCACGCTCGATACGCTGAAGGAACTGGCCGATGCGCTCGGCGACGATCCCAATTTCGCGACGACGGTGACGAACGCGCTTGCGCTTAAAGCCGCGCTCGATTCGCCCGAATTCACCGGCACGCCGAAGGCACCTACGCCGGCTCAGTTCGACAACACCACAAGACTCGCGACGATGGCAGCGTTGCGGCGGCAGGGACTTCAGGCGTCTGGAATTATTGCGCCGTCTACCTCGCAGGCTCTGACACCTGCTATTGCTGGCGGAACGGTTCTGGCGTTCTCGGTTAGCCCTATCACGCTTACTCTTCCCGCCGTTTCCAGCTTCCCTGTTGGCGGGCGAATCGAGTTCCTGAATATCAGCGCGGGTGCAGCAACGGTTGCGAGAACAGGTAACGACACAATCGCGCTGAATGCTACTGGCGGCTCTACATCGATCGTTCTTAACAACGGCGATACGCTTACCCTTGAGGCGAGCTCAACTGGTCAATGGTACGCCGTCGGCGGTTCTGCACAGCTTGGCTTTTCGACTGCCTTTAACGCGTCGCTTTCCGCGGCGGGCTATCAGAAGCTGCCCAGCGGATTGATCCTCCAGTGGGGCACCAGCACGATCGCAACGCAATCCATGCAGACAGTCACGCTGCCGGTCGCTTATCCCAACGCGTTCATTCTGGCTGCGGGCAATACCGGGACCGTGATCACCCCGAATGCCGCGTCCATCTCACTGGGTTTCCAGGGGAACGGCACCAAGACCAGTTTCAACGTGATCGCGGGCACGGCGTCGTCCGGTTCAACGGGTATTTCGTGGATCAGTATCGGATACTGAGGGACATCATGGGACAGAAATTCGCAGCATACGACGCGCAGGGCGCGATCACCGGCTTTTACGACAGCGTCGATAGTCCGGTGCCGGATGCCGTCAAGGCCGTCGAGATCACGGCGGACCTGTGGCAGGAACTGATCAACGGACAAGGCCAGGGCAAGCGCATCGCGCTCGACGCTGACGGCATGCCGGCGCTATTTGATCCGCTGCCACCGACGCGTGCGCAGCAGGCCGACATGATGCGCGCGAGGCGCGATGGCGCGCTCGCGGCGACCGACTGGCTCGTCGCCCGGCATCAGGATGAAAAGCTGATTGGCGACGGCACGACACTCACGGCCGACCAGTTCACGACGCTGCTCAGGTATCGCCAGGCGCTGCGCGATCTCGCCGACGCGACCGGCTGGCCGAACGTCGAACTCCCTGCCGCACCCGATTTCGTGACCTGAGCGCTGCTCCGGCACGTTGCCGGAGCCCCGCGCTCCATCATCCGAAGCCGCCTGCCCAGGCGGCTTTTTCTTTGGCTGAATCTTCCTGATCCCTGGAGATATTCATGGGTGCAACATCCTTTTTCCACGGCGTGACCGTGTCGCTGGTCGACACCGGGCCGCGCACCATCGCCGTGCCGAGCTCGTCAATCATCGGCATGGTCAACACGTATACGCCCGGCGCGGATCGGGCCGCGCCCAATGTGCCGGTCCAGCTGACGAGCTATCGCGAGGCGGTCGCGGCTTTCGGCGAAGGCAGCGCGATTGCCAGAGCGGCCCGCGCAATCTATGCGCAGAGTACGGCCGTAATTGTCGCCACCGGCGTGGCGGCCGATGGCGAGCCTGCAGCGCTCACCTCGGCGATCATCGGCGGCGTCAGTGCCGGCGGTGCACGCACCGGCCTGCAGTCGCTGCTCGACGCGAAGTCGAAATACAACGTACAGCCGCGCCTGCTGCTGACACCCGGCTTCTCGTCGACGCAGGCGGTCGCGACCGCGATGGATTCGCTTGCCGGCAAACTCCGCGCGATCGGCATCATCGACGGACCGAACACCGACGACGAAGCGGCGATCGCCTACGCGCAGAACTTCGGCAGCAAGCGGCTGTACATGGTCGATCCCGGTGCGACGATGTGGGACACGACCGCCAACGCCGACGTCGATGCGCCGGCTTCGTCGTACGCAGCGGGCCTCTTCTGCCAGACCGACGCGAACATCGGTTTCTGGGCGTCGCCGTCGAACAAGGAGATCACCGACATCACCGGCACGAAGCGGCCGATCGAGTTTCTCGACGGCGACGAGACGTGCCGCGCGAACCTGCTCAATAACGCCAACATCGCGACGATCATCCGCGACGGCGGGTATCGCCTGTGGGGCAACCGCACGCTCTCGGCCGATGCCAAATGGAAGTTCGTCACGCGCGTGCGCACGCTCGACATCGTGATGGACGCGGTGCTGGCCGGCCACAAGTGGGCGGTTGACCGCAGCATCACGGCCACGTACGTGAAGGACGTTACCGAAGGCCTGCAGGCGTTCATGCGCGATCTGAAGAACAAGGGCGCGCTGATCAACTTCGAGGTGTATGCCGATCCGGAGCTGAACACCGCGACGCAGCTCGAGGACGGCAAGGTGTACTGGAACATCCGTTTCACCGACGTGCCGCCGGCAGAGAACCCCAACTTCCGCTTCGAGGTCACCAACCAGTGGCTGACTGAAGTGCTCGATACCAATCCATGAGAGGTGATGCGTGACTCCGGAAACACTTTATAACTTCAACGTGTACAGCGATGGCAAGGGTTTTGCAGGTCGCGCCACGCAGTGCACGCTGCCGAAGCTGAAGATCAAGACCGATGACCATCGCGCCGGCGGCATGGACGCGCCGGTCAAGGTCGATCTTGGCATGGAGGCGCTCGAAGCCGCGTTCCAGATGTCGACGATGGAGCGCGACGTGCTGAAGTTCTTCGGCCTTGCCGATGCGACCGCTTTCAACGGCGTGTTTCGCGGCGCATTCCGCGACATTAAGGGCGCGACCAAGGCGGTCGCCACGACGTTTCGCGGGATGCTCTCCGAGGTCGATGGCGGCGACTGGAAGCCGGGTGAAAAGGTCGACGCCAAATTCACCGTGTCGCTGACCTACTACAAACTGGAGATCGACGGCGCGGTCGTGCACGAGATCGATGTGCTCGGCATGGTGCGCATCATCGACGGCGTCGACCAGCTCGCCGAGATCCGCAAGGCGATCGGCATGTAACGACCTGTCGCGTGCGCGCGGCAAAGTGACTTTTTAACCTGAACGGCGGGCCGCACGGCTCGCCGTTTCTATTTTGGGAGGCGGCAATGATGAACAGCAATGTGGATAACAACGTAGCAAGCAGCGCGACCGATCGCATCGACAGCGTCACCGTGAAGCTGAACTATCCGGTGGCATTCGACGGTGTCGTGCGTGACACGCTGACGCTGCGGCGCCCGAAGGTGCGTGACATGCGCGCGGCGCAGAAGATCGCGCCCGGCGACGAGGAAGGGCAGGAGCTGGCGATTTTCGCGGCGCTCGCGGGCGTGTCGCCGAACGACCTGGAGGGCATGGATCTCGGTGATTATCACCGCGTCCAGGATGCCTACTTTCGCCTCACATCCGCTGGCACGCATCAGCCAGAAAACGCTCAAGGCGCTGGCAAAGCGGCTGCTTAAAGAGCACGGCGTGCAACCCGCCTCGATCGACGCGATGACGCTCGACGAGGTGATCTGGTGGCTGACCGACTAGCAGAGAAACGGAATGGGGGAATGTGATGGAGGAATCTGATGGCAAACGACATTGCACTCGGGATCGTGATCGGCGGTGCCGTCTCGGCGACGTTCGGTCGCGCGATCACCGAGACCAGCTCGCGGATCGTGGGTCTGCGCAAGACCGCGAACGAAACTCGGCTGTGGCAGCGCACGATCGGCGAGACGGTCAAGCTGCAGGACGAATTCCGCCGGCTGCACGCGGCGGGCGACCGCGCAGCCGACGGCATCCGCCGCAAGATTGAATCGAACCTGCGCACGCTGCGTGAGAACGGCATCGAGGTCGACCGGCTCGACCGGGCGTATACGCGCCTGGGTCGCACCGTGCGCGGTCTTGAGCTGAAGGCATCCGGCCAGGAGCGGCTCGCCGCCGGCCGCGAGGGCGCACGTGGCGCGATTGGTGATGCCGTGAAATTCTCCGCCGCCGTCGCGGTGCCGGCGACGATCTCGGCGGACTATCAGGCGATCATCCGCGACATCGCAATCAAGGCGGGGATCGCACGCACGGCGCAGGAAGCGTCGATGGGCGAGCGCATCCGCCGCGACGCGCGTGATAACGGCATCGGCCGCAACGAGCTCGCCGACGCGGTCAACCAGATGGTCGCGGGCGGCATGGACGTGAGCCGCGCGCTCGACTTTGCACCGCTTGCCGCGAAGTTCGCGATCGGTCAGGGGGCGACCACGGTCGAGACCGCGCGGATGATCCAGGCGCTCCAGCAGAACGCGAGGATCACCGACCCGAAGCAGATGGCGAAGGCGTTCGAGGCGATCGCGTTTCTCGGCAAGGAAGGCTCGTTCGAGTCGGCGGACATGGCCCGCTGGTTTCCGGTGCTGCTCGCCGAAATGCAGAAGATCGGCATCACCGGGCAGGACTCGGTCACGCAGCTGGGCGCGATGCTGCAGGTGCAGATGAAGACGGCCGGCACCGCCGACGAAGCGGCTAACAACCTCAAAAACTGGTTCTCGAAAATCGGATCCAATGAAACCGCGAACAACTATAAAAAAGCCGGCGTCGACTACGAAGCCAAAATGCGTGAAGCGATCGGCAAGGGCTGGTCGACGCTCGAGGCTTCCTTCGTTCTCGCGCGCGCGTATATCGAGCGTACCGATCCCGCGAAGGCGAAGCAGCTTGCCGATGCCGCGACGCGCATAAACGGCGAAGCCGATCCGGACAAGCGCCGTGCGCAGATTGCCGCGTTCGAAGACACGATGAAGACGGGTGACCTCTTCAACGACATGCAGGTGAAGGCGGCGCTCACCGCGTACCTGCAGAACGCGGATCTGTACCAGAAGCTCAAGCGCGAGTCGGCGCAGGCAAGCGGCGAGATTGCGAAAGACCTGGCTGACCGGCGTGATGCGTCGAAGCAGATCTGGAGCGAAGTCGGGCAGCAGTGGAACGATGCGATGCGCAGTATCGGCGACGCGTTGCGACCGGTGACGGATGCGGTCGGGCATGCCGCGAAGACAGCGGGCGAGGGGCTGACGAAGATCACCGATGCGGCGCCCAAAACGACGATGGCGGTCGCGGGCGTGGCGGCCGGTCTGATCGCGTATCGCGGCGCAAAGTCACTTTTCCAGATCGGTCGTGGTGCGCTCGACATCGCGCGTGGGTCGATTCTCGTCGCGCGCGGTGGAGGGAACGGGAAGGGCGGCGGCGGATCGGGTCCCGTTGGCCGTGCGATGGAGGCGCTCGGTGGCGCGGCGGCGTCGGCCGGCGTGCAGCGCGTCTTTGTCGTCAACATGCCCGGCGGTGCCGGTGCGGTTGCCGACGAGCTGGCGGCGGCTGGCAAAGGCACCGGGATCGGCAGTACGGCAGCGCGGGGCGGTCGCTTTGCCCGTGTGTTTGGGGCCGCCCGTGGCGTACTAGGCCGCGTGATGCCCTATGCGGGGAAGCTGGCTATGGCGGGCACCGTGCTGAAGCTCGGGCTGGCGGCAAACAATGCGTACGCCGTGGCGACCGGTGACGACACGCGGGCGGCTAAGGCACAGGGTTTCGCGGGCATCGCCGGCAGTCTCGCCGGGGGCGTGCTGGGTGCGAAGGTCGGCGCGATGATCGGCGCATTCGGCGGGCCGGTCGGCGCTGCGGTCGGCGGTCTCGCGGGCGGGGCGCTGGGAACGTTCGCCGGTGAGAAGGCGCTCGGTGCGGTCGCGAAGCTCGCGTTCTCGCGCAACGACGGCCAGCCGCCTGCGGTGGCCGAAGCGCTCGCGAAAGCAAAGGCCCTCGAGCGTGCACCGGGTTCCGATAAACCCGTGGCGAAAATCGACCAGCAGAACACCTTCGCGCCGGTCTTCCACGTCACGTTCCAGGGCGAGCCGGGCAGCGACGCCGCGGACCGCTTCCTCGCGAAGGTGTCGCCGCAGCTGCAGCGCCTGATGAAAGACGAACTGGCGAAGAACAACCGCTCGGCGATGTTCGACAGCCCCCATCTGTAGGAGCCAATGTGGATTTCACACGACAGATCACGCAGGCCGCGACGCAGGCGAGCATCGCGACCGAACGCGTGCGCAGCATGAGCCGCGTGTATGAACGCAACCGCGCGGCGAGTGCGAACACGGTGGCGGTGCTGCAGAAGCTCGCCACCGGCAACCTGACGAGCGCAGCCGACCTGTTATCGGGCGCGGGCAGTGCGCTGTCGGTGGCGGGCGATCTGGATCCGAAGCTCGGCACGGTGGTGCGCAGCTTCAACGCCGTGCAGTCGTCGGTCAACAGTGTGCTCAGGATCGCCACCGCATCGAATCATCCGCTGGTGAAATCGGCGGCCGATTCGGTGAACACGGCGCTCGGCGACGTGCGCACGAAGTTCAATGCGTGGGCCGGTATCAGGGAGACGCCGTCGGTTGCATCGCTCGCGACATCGACGGGCGCCGGAGCGCTGCTGTCGGGCCTGCTCGGCGGTGCAACGGGCGCCACGCCCCACCTGATGACGCTGACGTCCGACGCCGGCGACACATTCCACTTCAACCTGTCGACCGCCGCCTTCGACAAGCTGCGGCGCACGACGAAATACAAGGTGGCCTCGCAGGAGCGCCTGAACCGGCAGGAGGCGCTGCAGGCGGTTAGCCAGGGCGGCGAGACCATCACGCTCTCGGGTGTGGTGTTTGCCGCATCGGGCGCAGGACGCAGTGCTGGTATCCGGCAGATCGATGCCCTGCGCGCGATCGGCGACCGGATGGTGCCCGTGCAGCTCACGACCGGCTACGGCGAAGTGCTCGGCCGCTGGTATCTGCAGGGCGTCGACGAAGAGCAGGAGGCGCTGATGTCGGACGGCGCCCCGCGCAAACAGACCTTCAGCCTGGAGTTCGGCCGCTATGGCGAAGACTATAAGAACCTCTGACGGCGACGTGCTCGACGAGCTCTGTTACGCGTTCTACGGAGCGCTCGCGGGTGTGGTCGAGGCGGTGTATGAAGCCAATCCGGGGCTCGCGGCACGCACGCAGCCGTTTGCCGCGGGAATCCTCATCACGCTGCCCGATCTCGACGTGCAGCGCGATGAACCGGTCCAGCTCTGGACATAGGGAAGACTTATGCAGGCCATTTTCCAGATCGTCGCGAACGGCGACGACATCACGCGCGTGATCCAGGATCGCGTGCTGCGCATCCGCACGGTGGACAGGCCGGGGCTTGAGTCGGACGAGTGCGAGATCGAGCTCGACGATCGCGACGGCAGGATCCAGTTCCCGCCCAAGGGCGCCACGCTGAAAATTTCGCTCGGCTGGAGCGGCAGGGGCCTGTCGTTCCTGGGTGAATACGCGGTCGACGAGGTTGCGCTCAAGGGTCCGCCCGCGTCCGTCGTGATCCGCGGCAAACCGGCGAACATGCGCGCCACCGCGAAGACGCACCGGTACGGTAGCTGGGAGAGCGTGAAGCTCGCGGACATCGTCGGTGACGTGGCCCGTCGCAACGGATGGGCGGCCGCATGCAGTATCGACGCACAGGTGCCGCGTGCCGACCAGTTCGGCGAGAGCGATCTGCACTTCGTCACGCGGCTCGCGCGGCAGCACGGCGCAACGGCGACGGTAAAGGCGGGCAGGCTGATTGTCGCCGGTCGAGGCGCCGGCCGGAGCGTAAGCGGCAAGCCGCTGTCCACGATCACGCTGACGCCTGACATGCTGCTCGACTACGAGATCACGTTTCCCGATCGCGCGAGTTTCGTCGCCGTGCGCACGAAGGTGCATGACGCGAAGACCGGCAGGAAGATCGATCTCACTATCCCGAACCCGGATGCGCCGCCCGGTGCATCCGCGGTGCACACGGAGCGGCATGCGTTCGCAAGCGCCGAGGCCGCGAAAGCCGCGGCCAACGCCCGCCTGCAGAAGCTGAACCACCATACCGCGAAAAGCACGATGACGATGACCGGCCGGGCGGACTTCGCGGCTGAGAAGACGGTGACGCTGAAGGGCTTCAAGAAGGAGGCGGACGGCGACTTCCTGATCGAGTCCGTGACGAACACCTATGCGGGCCGCAGCTGGGAAACGCAGGTCGAGCTGAACGCCGGTAACCGGGGCAAGGCGAAGGTCGGGCACGGGAAAAAGAAGGGCAGGAAGATCAGTCTCGTGGTGCCGGCGCCGCCGCACTGACACGATCGACGGAAGATAACCACCAGCATCACAACAGGCCGCCCGCGCCCGCATAGGGGACGCGAGGCGGTTTTTTTTATTAACGGACGGCCCGATGGGTGAACAGCACAACAACGATCTGGCGGTGCAGATCGCGCGTTTCGGCGAGCAGCTGCGCAGCGTCGCGGCAAGCCTTGAAGACATCAAGACATCAGTGCAGCCGGTCGCCGCGCTCGATCGTGCGCTCGCGCAGATGTCGATCCACAACCAGAACGCGCGCAAGGACATCGAGCTGCTGTGGGCGCGTGTCGATGAGGGAAAGAAGGAGCGCGATGCGCTCGAGGCGCAGATCGGTGGCGTCGACGACCGGGTGGCGGCGATGAAGAACACGGCGAGGGGCGCGATGTGGGTGCTCGGCATCGTGCTCGGCATCGTCCAGACGTTTCTCGTGGGCTCGACCGTGTGGGTGTTCACCCATATCAACGAAGGCGACATCCTCAACCGGTTGCAGCAGCAGCGCCTCGAGGTGCTGGAGCAGACCATGACCCGGGAAACCAGACAGGGAACGAAACAATGACACTTGACGGAAAAATCGATGCACTGATCGGCCGCGAGGGCGGCTACTCGAACAATGCGCTTGACGCCGGCGGCGAGACGATGTGGGGCGTGACCGCCGCAGTCGCGCGCGCATTCGGCTATACCGGCCCGATGCGCGACATGCCGCGCGCGACCGCCGCGCAGATCTATCGCAGCCGCTACTGGCAGCAGCCGAAGTTCGATCTCGTCGACGCGATCTCGCCGGCGCTCGCGGAGAAGCTGTTCGACATCGGCGTGAACGCCGGGCCGGCGACCGGCGTGCGCTTCCTGCAGCGTGCGCTGAATGTGCTGAACCAGAACCAGCGTGCGTTTGCCGATATCGCCGTCGATGGCGGCATGGGCGCCATGACGGTCGCGGCGCTGAAGGCGTTTCTCGCCGCGCGGGGTGCGGACGGGCATCGGGTGCTGCTGGGCATGGTGACCGCCCAGCAGTCTGTCTATTACATCGAGTGTGCCGAAAAGCGCGTGGAGAACGAGACGTTCGAATACGGCTGGCAGCTCAATCGGGCATTGGGGGTGAGCGCATGATGGATGTCCTGAAAACGGTCGCGCCGTGGCTCGTCACGGCATTGACGGGCGGGGTGCCGGGCATCGCGGCGATGGCCGCCTCGGCGATCGCCGGCAAGCTCGGTCTCACCGATGGTTCAGTTGACGCGGTCAGGGCCGCGCTGACCGGCCAGCAGATGACGCCCGAGCAGCTGCTCGCGCTCAGGCAGGCCGACGACGACTTTGCGCTCAAAATGCGGCAGGCGGGGTTCACGCATGCGGAGAACATGGCCGGCATCCAGGTGCAGGCCGACAGGGTCGCGGCTGACGATCGCGCGAGCGCCCGCAACTTTGCGGCGGCGGAACACGACCATACGGCGCGCAATCTCGCCTACATGTATACGGTCGCGTTGTTCGCGGTGATTGGTCTCGAGTTCCTGCTGGCGGCCAGACAGATCCGGCTCGACGACGGCGTGATGCGTGCGCTCGATACCCTGTTCGGGATTCTGATTGCGATGGTGCTCGGCTCAAAGGAATACTTCTTCGGGTCGTCGTCGCGCGCGGACAGGCAGGCCGCGGCGATCACGCAGTTTGCGGTATCGCCAGACACGGTGGTGTCCCGTTCCGGCGCCGTCGACGAAGATCCACCCATGCGGTACCGCAACTAGCGCGGCTTCGCGATCCGGCCCGTGCGTGCCGGGTCGGTTGACGGCACGCCCAACCTTGAAGATGTTGACGGTTCGGCGCGCAGTGCGCGCGCCTCAGTTCTTTGCAGGTGTTTTGAGCGGCAGATACTGCTCGCTGTCGTAGGCGGTGGTGAGCGTATAGCCGTCGCGTTTGCGGATCTTCAGAAAGAAAAGCGTAGGCGAGACGCCGGCTGCGCCGCCGCACGCTTCGGTGTGGTTCTCGCGTACGCGCACCAGAAAGTATTCGCCCTTGTCGGCGGTATCAAAGAGGAGGCACTCGGTCCTGTCTTCCGACAGGCTGTAGGTGCGCGTGATGTCGGCCGCACGGGTGGCTGCGTCATTGTCATCTGTCAACGGTTGCTGGGCGGCGCAAGCCTGCGCGCAGACGATCAGCGCTGCCGTAATGATCGCGCGGCGCATCATGGCGCGGTCCTGCGCGCGTCATATTGATCAAGCTTGTGCGCACGGATGATCGCGTTGAGCTTGACCGCGTAAGACGGATCCGTCGCATAGCCGTTGCGTGCGAGCGCGTTGGCGAACTGTGAGCTGCGGGTGTAGAGGAAGCACGACCGGAAGCGCGGGTTGTTCCGGAGCATCTGCGCGTAGTCGTCGGCGGCCTCCTCATAGCTGCCGTAGGCGCGAAACGCGTCGTCGATCCTGATCGCCTGGCCGTTGATCACTTCGTGGGTAGTGAACGTGGTGCTCTCGCCGCTCGGGGCGCGGCCCTTGACGCCGAAATAGGCGTTGCCGACAACCGACCTTCCCCAGTTGCTCTCAAGTGCAGACTGGGCGATGACGACGCCCGCTGGCACCTGATACCTGCGCTGCACTTCCTGCGCGGCGGCCAGATGGGTATCGATGAATTGCTGCACGTATGCCGGCGCCGTGTGGGGCTTCGGCTGGTGCCGCGTCGCGGGATTGTGATGCGTAGATGGCTGCGCCATAACCAGACTGTTCCTCGTCCGAAACGGGGATCCAGCATGCCACACGCGCGTATCACGGGCAATCAGCCGCCCGATGTGCACGGCATAAAGTTACTTTGACCGTGCCTCGCGGCGCGGGAAAAGACAGGGCGACCGGGATGATGTTCGCGCATTTCTCCCGGCCACCTTTCCACTGAACACGCCAGTGAATTAGCCAGGGCCCTGACACCTACCGGTAGGCGGGCCGAATTCTAGCAAATATCCAGAAAAGGCAATCCACTATGGCAAAACCCATCGTTCCATGGATCGGCGGCAAGCGCCGCCTCGCGGACCATCTCATTCCGCGGTTTCCCGAACATGACTGTTACGTCGAGGTCTTCGCGGGCGGGGCCGCGTTGTACTTCATGCGACCGCCCGCGAAAGTCGAGGTGATCAACGACATCAACGGCGAGCTGGTGAACCTGTACCGCGTCGTGCAGCATCACCTCGAGGAGTTCGTGCGCCAGTTCAAGTGGGCGCTCACGAGCCGGCAGGTGTTCAAGTGGCTGCAGGATACGCTCCCGGAAACGCTCACCGATATCCAGCGGGCGGCACGCTTCTATTACCTGCAGCAGAACTGTTTCGGCGGGAAGATCGAGGGGCAGTCGTTCGGCACGGCGACGACCACGCCACCGGGACTAAATCTCTTGCGGCTCGAGGAGACGCTGTCGGCCGCGCACCTGCGCCTTTCCAACACGTTCGTCGAGCGGCTCGACTGGAAGGCGTGTATCGACAAGTACGACCGGCCTCACACGCTGTTCTATCTGGACCCGCCGTACTGGGAGACCGAGGGCTATGGCGTGCCGTTTCCGTTTTCCGAATACGTGGAGATGGCGGCCTGCCTGCGATCGCTGAAGGGCAAGGCGATCGTGAGCCTCAATGACCATCCGGACATTCGCCGCGCGTTCGAGGGGTTTCACATCGAGACGGTGGACATCAGGTACACCGTGGGCGGTGGAGGGCGCGAGGCTGCGCGCAAGGAAGTGATCATTTTCAGCTGGGATGATGCCATCGAACCGGTCGGCTTGTTCTGA